AATCCGGCACCGTCGATTAGCGTAACGGTTACGAGTCGGTCGGGCATATCGTTGATGTACGGTCCAGCGGCAAACGAATAGCTCCACGGTGTCGCCGACCATTGCTGTTGCGTCGGGTCGAGCGACTTCAGCCAGTCGATTAGTGCTTGCGTGGACAACGACATCACGCACCGCCCTTGAAGTTTGGCGGGTGCTGATGATGCATCACGTGCCACCAGATATAGCCGAGAAGCGGACCGGGCATTGGCCGTGAACGACCCTTAGCTCGCAGTTCCGCCTCGGAAAGTCTACGCGCTTTCGGTGCGCGATCGAAGTACGTATGTTCGTTCTCAGCGGCCATCGGATGACCGCTTCTGCGCAAATCGCCCCACAATACCGGAGCACGCAACTCAACTTGATCGCTGAGGTGCTCGACGGCGTTCTTCATTCCGCGCTTGCCACCGTCATCGAGAACGGTATCGGCGACTTGCTGGAACATCACGAGTCGATCGGAAAGCAACGGACGCTCAAGGAACTTCGCTTCACCGCCATGCGGGTGGTTCAAGTCCAAGCGTTCGTGCTGGAAATGCGCATATACCTGGTCAACGACAACAGACCCGACCAGGTCACCTGGCCCTATCCGGTCAATCAGCTCCGTAAGCCGACTAACAGCGTCCGCTGTCATTATTCGTCACTCTGCCAGAACAGAATCTCGGGATCGAGTGTCGGACCTTCCGTACCGAACCCCGAAACCTTTCGGAGTCCAACATCGGAAAGGTGAAACATGGTTGCGCCCTGCTGTCCGGAAGGGTTGAATATCCTCGGCCTTGACCGGACAGGAACAGGATTCGTATCCGCTACCGGCGTCGTGTTCAGCAGTCCATCTTTGACCTGCTTCAGTACGGCGGATGCGTCTTGATATGCGAGGTAAACGGGGTGGAACTGACCTAGCTCCTTGCCCTTTCGGTACATGAGCGTACCGTAATACGTCGCGAGGGCAATGACCACTCCTCGGACCAGCGAAGGAACGTTCGCGGACGAATAAGCAAAGCCCGTTGTCGCATCCACGAGCTCTTGTGCTCGCTGGACGGCTCGGCCTAGCTGCTCGTCCGTCAACTCGGCGCACGTTCCGGAATAGTCTCCGTCTGGCGCGGCGCTTTCGCGAACGTCCCCCGCTGTTACGTAAGGTGACGCAACGGTAGTTCCGACCGTCAGTGACAGTAGCCCCGCGGCACTAATCGCCGGGGTCGGCAACTGAAGGGCGAAACTGCCCGTTACGTCAGGCACTTACTCGTCCGAGTCCTCGTCGCTCTCTCCGTCGGACGTGCTGGTCGTTGTTGCCGAAGCTGCCGCTGCGGACCCAGGCACCGCCGGCATGTTCGCACGCTCTTCCTTTGTGAGCTTACGCACGGAGCCCCTCCGGAGAAGATCCTCCGCGATGCTCTTCGGCATCCCGGCGATGAATGAACCGGCACGAAAGAGACGTCCACGATCACCGATATTGTGAACGGCGACAACGTTAACTCTCGGCTCGTCCGACGTCGATTCATGCGTTGGTGGCGTAGTCAACTGTCCCTACACCTCCCTTCTTAATCCGTTGTGTGGCCGCTAAGGATCCACGCGCTGAGCGTAGTCCCGGCGGGTACGACCGTAGCGTTCGCCCGTACATATCGTACGAACTGAGACGCAATTCCGGAAAGCTGTACCGGTACTGAGTTGTAGACCGACGCTTCTACGCCCGTAGAAACCCAGTTCTCGCCGTCCAACGAGACCTCGAGATACACCGCAGCGGGACTTCCGACCGCTTCGCTCGCGGCTACGAAAAGTACGTGCTTTCCGTAGCCGCCCTCGAGATCGCGAGCCGCACCCGGACCAGGCGCCGAAATACCGTCCAGCGAAAGGAACGGCAACATCACGGACCCCAGCTCGACCACGACCATGTCGGGCCGGCACCCGGAACTGGCGCGGGCCAGTCGTCGGACGTACTCGTGATACCGGTGATCATGACGACGGCCTGTGGCTGGTCAAGACCAATTGCCGAGGCCCGCTGGACGTCGGAACGCCACATCTTCTTCGGCTCTTCGCGGTAAAGTGGCGTGGCGGTCAACGGGACTTCATCGGAATAGAATCCGAGTCGGTTCCGCTGGCATACGAACGCCGTCCCCGGCGGGCACTGGTGCGACACGAGAACGTCGAGGCCCATGATCTGCCTCGGCATCAAGCCGGTGTACTGGATGCTCGAGGTCGCAGCGTCGCCGATGTACGGACGAGCAAAGTCCTGCGACTTGAACAGCGCCAGCTTGGCGGCGTGATCGATGATCAGCGTGTCCGCTTCGAACCCGAAGTAGTTCTTGGCGGACGTTGACGATGACTGGTCCGCATCGAACGCGTTGTTGACCAGGTAAATCGCATCGCTGATCTGGTCGCGGATCAGGAACGGAAGACCGGTAGCTGATGTGCTACCCATACCCTGACCGAGAATCGAATCCGCGCTGTCCCACGCGGCATGCGGGCCGACGGCGTACGTCTGCGTGGACGGGATCAGCGACTGGAGCAAGGAGAAGAAAGCCAAGTTCCAGTCTTTGATCATCGTGTTCTTGACCTGGATCAGCTGTCGCGTCACCGGGTCAAGCATCTGACGGCGCCGCATCTCATCGGACACCGAAATGGCGAGAGCACGCTCGTAGCTGTATGCGACGAGCAGCTCGCCAACGGAGCCGGTAACTGCGGGCACTTCCGCGAACTCAGCACGAATAGTCGCTGACTTGTTCGCGAACAGTGGCGTGGAACGTTCGTAGCGAACGGCGCCGGACTGGTTGTTGCCGGCATTACGAAGAACGCTTTCGATGATGAACTCGTTCGACATAATGTCGAGTACCAGCGCCGGAATCCGCAGCGGATCCTTCAGGTAATCATCTACGGTTACCCGCTGGCCGTCGTACGAACTGGTAATTGGGTAAAGCGGCGATGACATAGCCCGTTACTCCCTCCCTTCCTTGCTAGAAGCCGATACGGGCTGAGCCGACGGCGAGTGACGAAACGGTAACGCCGCCCGGCTGACTGCAGCGGCCGACGATCTGGTCGAACAAGCTGGTTCCTGCGGTGTACGGCGTAACCTTCCCGCCGGCCGCCGTGACCAGCAAGATACCGTTGGCCGCGTTTGCGTTGTAGGTGACGTCGATGTCGACACCGTAGTAAACGGCGACGTAATCGGGCGCCTGAGCGATGTTCGCGGGGTTCTGACCGTCCTGACTGGTCCGTAGACCAACGTCGTTGGCCGCAACGCCGAGAACGTTCAGTGCGAGAGCACCAGCGACTGCGACTTTCGTCGTATCCGCTGCAGGGATGACCAACTGCCCGCCGGTAATAGCAGCGGAAACGGGCCAGCTTGTCGGACCCTGTCGATAGTTCGGGACTACACCTGGCAAGGCTGTTTCACTCCCTTCGAGGCAACTAGATGCCGAGCCGCTCGCGCTCAGCCTTGACGAATGCGTTCCGCTCTTCGACCTCGCGGTTCGCTGCTTCGACCTCCTCATCGTCGGGCACGTCGCCGCGTCCGATCAAGCCGGAAAGGTCGAGCACCTTGATCTGCTTGCTGAACTCGACGAGAACGTTGCGCATTACCTGCCCAGCGTCAATCTCGTCTCCGCCGGCCAGTTCGACGATGTGCGCGGATCCTTCCAGTAGCGGCCGAGCGAGCTCGACACACTTCTTCGGAATACCGGCACCGACGAGCCGCATCCGCTCGTTCTCGTACGACTGAGCGTCGAGACGTGCGGTTACGGCGGCCAGCTCAAGCGCCTGCTGGTCGTAGCGAGCCTGATTGGCTAGCTCCAGCGCCCGGCGCTGCTGCGAAGCAGCGATCGTTGCGGTGTCATCAGTGGCGTCGCCGTCACTGAATTCCGCATCTGCGTCCGCGATGATCGCGTCCAGCTCCTCATCGGACAGTTCCTCATCCTCGGAGTCGTCATCGACCAGTTCGTCGATTTCGGAGTCCGTGAGCTCGGAACCGCCGTCGCGTACTGCCTTGAGAAGCTTGCGAAGTGCTTCCTTGTCCACCGTTCTACCTCCCTCCGAGGATTCGTACTGCGTGTCCGAAAGATCGATTACGTCCTCCGGAGTCTCACCGGCCAGCGCCGCGACTGCTGTCCACGGCTTCATGTCCGGAATGTGCGGGTCGAGCGTTCCGAGAACGTGCTGGAGCGCGGCGCCCCAGTGCTTTCCGTCGCTTCGCTCGTAGTCCTCATAGATCCGCGCGGAAACGCCGAGGTTCGGATTATCCCGGAGGACCTTGTCGCCCTCATCAGTAGCCGAAAGGACGACGTACAAGCCGTCGTCCTGTATCTCCACGTCTTCGATCATCCCGCGCGTTCGCTCCGGGTCGTTCGTGTGCGTGTTCTTCGCGTCCGCCAACTGGAACGGAACGGCCGGAAACGCCTTGTCGCGGAACGAGCGAGCCAGCTCAGTGAGGTAATCCCTCGTGAACTGCAGCGTTCGTCCCTTGTACGCGAACTCGCCGACCGGAAGCAACTGCTTGCGCCAACGATGATTACCGAGCTCGACCGTACTGCGATTGGCGTACGGGGTGAGAACAGCGATACTCATTTCTTGGCTCCTACGCTAGATCTTCTCGGCCGAACCGCGATGACGACCGCTCATCAGCGCTCGCGTTGCATCATCGGAGTATCGCCGATACTTCATGGTCTTTCCGTCGATCGTAACGTGGTAGTCGGTTCCGACCTTCTTAACGGTACCCTTCGCTACCTTTCGCGATTCGCCGTTCTTCAGTGAGTTAACGTTCGCAAGGTGCGTCTCGAACTGTTGCTGCGTTCCGACTCGACCGGCCGTAGCTGCTAGCTTGGACTGAGCGTGCGTAGCTCCGCTCTGGCGCGATTCGTCGTAAACGTCACGATCGAATGTCGTCTTTTGACGCTTACCGGAGCTCGGCTTGGGAATGTGCGCACCCGGCGACGGAACGCCGACGAACCTCCAGCCGTGTACATAGCCCTTAGGTCCGACGAGATCGATCGCGCCGCGATTTACGCGGCTGAGGCTTTTCCCGAGCCGGCTTTCTTGGCGCGCTTGCAAGCGTTCATCGCCATCTTCTTGGCGGCCGCGTCGGACATGCTGCGCTTCTTCATCGCGGCGAACACCTTCTTGTAGAGAGCGCTGCCGGCGTAATCGCCGTCCGTGTCCCCGGAGTCCGACGAGTCATCGTCACCGTCGTTATCGGGATCGTCACTGGACGAACTCTTGCCGGCGAGCTCAAGTGCGAAGTACGGCATCGTCAATCGAACTTCTCGCTGGGCATCAATCGGCGAGTAGCCGAGCTCAACGAGCTTCACACGCAAAGCGTTCGCCATTGCGGTGGCGCCTTGCGTGTTGTCCGCCCACGATCCCTTCACGACGTTCCAGGCACCGAGCTGACGAGCTCGTTTGCGAATCAGCTTGGCTAGTACCGGACGCTTTCCGGCGGCGGCACGGCCAACAGCTTGCAACGCTTTGCCGAGATACTTCTTGTTCGGGATCGGGAAGGAGCCGTCGGACAACGCTTTTCCTTGCTTCGCAAGAGAGCGACGCCCCGCTGCGCGTTCGGGAGCTGGGGTCTTGACAGCCAACGCGACTCCTCGGGGGAATGCGAAAGGGGGTATAATACCTGCAGTCTACCCACTGAGCACGGCGCAACAAACCGCATGGCTGAATTGTTACGTAGAATTCCGGTTTAAGCGGCAAAGACCTCTAGCGGACCAGCGGAAGCGGTCCTGAGCTGCCCGGATAGTACTACGTCAATGCGATACCACGAGACGCCTGGCGTATTATTGTCGCTGGCCGGAATGTTCGCTACGCAAACGCCATTTACCGGGTCGGTGAGGTCGCACGGGTACGAACGGAATGACGCATCCGAGTCGCTAACCAGTCGCGAGCTTTTCCGACAGAATGTCACGGTTGCGCCGGTGATGTTCTGCACCTGCCCAGCGACGTTCGTTATTGTCACCGTGATCTGAGCATCGTTTCCGAGGAATAGCTGGATACGCGTTTCCGGAATGCTAGTCAACCGATATCATCGCCCTTAGTGCGTTGACGGAGACACGGGCCCTCAGTATCGGTACCTGTGTCGTGTGCTGTAGCCGAATCGTCGGTCCGGCGACCTCCAGTGCGAAGCTTCCTGTCACGGGCTGAGCTGCCGAAAGGTGTATCGCCGGATTCTGAATAGCTAGCGAGAAGGTTCCCGTTACAGCGGGTATCGGTAGCATTGCTGCTAGTGCCGGTGCAACCCAGCTCGGAGTCGGCGCCCAGTTATGCTCGCTGTACGTTTGTACGGAATACGTATGCAGGATGCCCAGCGACGTTAGTAGCGTATCGAAATCCGCTACCTGTCCGTCGAACGAGACCCCGGCACCGATCCAGACACGCTTTACTGTACCGGTGTTTGCCTTCCATGCGGTCAAGTGAGCTGACGTCAACGCGTAGTTGTTATCGAAGTTCGCCTGATCGCCGTAAACCGCTGCCGAGTCGGAACCGAATTCAGAGAACGTCTGATCCGCCGGGAAGTCCCACGACGCTACCGCCTGGAATATATCCGGGTGGTGCCAGAACAGCTGCTGACCGCCGGAACCCGACTTCGAAAAGCCGATAAGGTAATGCTCTTCGTTACCCGTGGTTGCGAGATTCGCTTTCGCCCACGCAACTAGTTCGAGCATGAACTTCTCTTGTTGCGTAGCCGGATCGTCCGGGTTATCCGCATACCACGGATCGACGGGAAAGCCTGGCTGGATGCACGTGAGATTGTACTGGTTCTGCGCATTAAGCGCCTGAATCGTGGCGATACCGTCACCAAATGTCGTACCTTGTCCCGGCTCGACGGGAAGTAGCCAAAGGAAGCCGTGTCCGAACGCTCCACTTGGCGAATCCGGCGTAAGTACACGCGTATCTTGCGGTCCGATACCGCCCGTGTCGTTTATCGCACTCGTAACCGTATACGTACTTACGTGTCCGGTAGTGCCGGTGAGGCTGATCGACAAGTCAGGGTAGGCCGACAAGCTAATTTCCGGGTCTACCCAGTAGTTAGTGGCGTTGAACGAGGCGCCGGGGTTGCTGATACTGGAACCGGGCGTGTTGAAGCTGTCCTGGCCGGTGGCGGAGGCAGCGTTGCTCGGTGCGGACAGCGGACCGTTAACAATTCCGCTACTACCGGGCCCGGTATCCCAGTAGTGACTAGTGGCCGAGTACCAGCTCACGCCGCCTGTGTTGTCGTAGAAGACACAGGCCTTATAGGCGGTACCAGCGACTAGCGATGGCGGGGACGCAAACACCGCACGCACCCACCCGCTGC